ATGGTAATTCTAGTACATATTTAAGTAACTATTTTCCTCAAGGACTGTTATATGCCTGTCTTACAGAAGCATTTAGTTTCTTAAAAGGACCAACAGACATGTTGACACTATATGATAAAAAGTATACACAAGAACTACAAAAGTTTGCAGCGATGCAAATTGGAAGAAGAAGACGAGACGATTACACGGATGGTACAATAAGAATTCCAATCGAGTCAGCGCCTCAATAAAATTAGGAGATAAAAAATTATGTCAATAGCATCAGCAGTATGTAGCAGTTTTAAAACAGAAGTTTTAAGAGCAATACACAATTTTACAAATGGCGGAAATGAATTTAAATTAGCATTGTACACAAGTAGTGCAAATTTAGGTGCAGCCACTACGGCTTACGCAACTAATCCAGGTGGTGGAGGTAACACTGAAGTAGCTAACGGAAATGGTTATACTACTAAAGGAATTGCACTTACAAATGTAACACCAGCTTTATCTGGTACGACGGCATGTTGTGATTTTGCAAACGTATCTTTTACATCAGCATCATTTACAGCTAACGGTTGTTTAATTTATAATGAAACAGCAGGTGGTGATCCTGCAGTATGTTCAATTGCATTTGGTGGAGATAAAACTGTAACAAGTGGAACTTTCACAATAGAATTTCCAGCAGCAGACGCAAGTAACGCAATCCTTCGTATAGCATAGGGGGCTTACCATGCCCGATGTCGCATCAGGATGGGGCCGACTAGACTTTGGTCAATCTATTTGGGGTGAAGCTACCATTTTAAATACAGGTTGGGGTGCTAAAAATTTCGGTGAAAACGAGTGGGGAGATTTATCAAACGTAAGTTTTACACTTACTGGGGTTTCAACAACAACAGCTACTGGTTCAGTTACAATTCCACTTGTTCAAGGTTGGGGTTCCGATACATGGGGTTTTGAAAACTGGGGAGAGTCTGCAATTGATGTTGCCTTAACAGGAGTATCAACTACATCATCTACTAGTTCACTTTCAATTATTGTAGAAAATTTTGAAGGTTGGGGATCCGATACTTGGGGTTTTGAAAATTGGGGAGAGTCATCTCTTGACGTATCACTAACAGGTTTATCAACAACATCTTCTATTGGTGCACTTTCACCTGCTATAGAAGAAATAATTCCATTAACAGGAGTTTCAACAACTTCTGCGGTTGGGTTATTATCTCCAACAACTAGTCTTTCATTAACTTTAACAGGGTTACCAACAACTTCTTCCGTTGGTACAATTTCTTCATTATCTGCAATGCAAGTAGGTCTAACAGGACTTGCAATGACTTCTTCTGAGGGAGATATTGCACCTATATCAAATGAAGAAGTAGGGCTAACAGGTCAATCGGCAACGGTTGGTTTAGGGGGTTTAATAATTTTCTCAGGAGCTGTTTTAACACCTGCTGGAGCTTTATCAACTTCTGCAGTTGGATCACTATCTCCAACAACTAGTCTTTCATTAACTTTAACAGGAGTGTCCACAACTTCTGCCGTAGGTTCAATTTCACCTGCTATAACTAAAACAGTTTCATTAACCGGAGTTTCTGCTACGTCTTCAGTAGGTTCAATTGACATTGGGTTAGCAGTATTCCCAACTGGAGTAGCAGCTACATCTTCAGTAGGATCCTTGGTTCCTGAAATAGGAGTTCCATTAACCGGTCTATCAACTACATCTGCTGTAGGCGCACCAAGTTTTTCATTTTCAATAGACCTTACTTTAACAGGTGTACAAGCAATAACTGAATTAAATGATAACCTTGCTCTTCAATATTTTAATAGAAAAGTACCTAAAGATAGTACAGGTTACTCGAGAAAAGTACCAAAAAATAGTACCGGTTACACAAGAAAAACTGCATAACATGTTTGACTTAAAACTAAATAAACTATATAAATCTAACAATTAGGAGAATAAAATTATGGCATCAACTTTTACAGATCTTGGCTTAGAGCTAATGGCAACCGGCGAAAATGCTGGTACTTGGGGAACAAAAACAAACGCTAACTTAAGTCTTATAGAACAATTAACTGGTGGTGTTAATTCTCAAGCTGTAACTGATTCAGGTACACCAACCGCTTTAACAATAGCAGACGGTGCTTTAACAGGTACTGCTCAACAAAGAGTTATAGAACTTACAGGATCTATTTCTGGAGCTAGAATTGTAACTTTTCCTTTACTTACAGAAAATTTTTATTTTATTAAAAACGGTACATCAGGTGCATCCACAGTACAAATAAAAGCAGCATCTGGTTCAGGTGCAACAGTTACTTTTTCAGCAACTGACAAAGGATATAAAATTATTTATTTTGATGGTGTAGCAACTAACACCGGTGCTTTTGAAGTACCACTAGGAGATGCTAACGAAGTAACTCTTACAGGAACACAGACTTTAACAAACAAAACTTTAACTAGTCCTGCAATTGGAACAAAAATTGCAGATACTAATGGAAATGAATTATTACTTTTAACAGCTACCGGTTCAGCGGTTAATGAATTTACTTTAGCTAATGCTTCAACAGGCAATGGGCCAACTCTTTCAGCAACAGGTGAAACTAATGTTGGTATAAATATTAATCCTAAAGGAACAGGGGTTTTTAAATCAGGATCTGGTGCAGTTAAAATTGCAGGTCTAGAGACTATATGGGTTCCAGCTTCAGCGATGTACCCATCTACAACTAATGGTGCCGACCCTCAACAAGTTGAAACAACAGCAAATAGACCGGAATTAAAAACTTTCGATTTTGATCCAGATACACAACAACACACACAATTTTCAGTAGCTTTTCCTAAATCATGGAATGAAGGTACAGTAACTTATCAAGTTTATTGGTCACCTAGTACAACTAATACAGGAAACTGTTTCTTTGGAATGAATGGTGTATCAGTTGGTGATGGTGATACTATTGATGTAGCATTTGGAAATCAACAAACATTGGTAGATGCTGCTATAGGAACAGTTGAAGACCAACAAGTTTCAGCTGTAAGTCCAGCAATCACGATTGCAGGTTCTCCAGCAGTTAATCAACAAACTTATTTTCAATTTTTTAGAGTTGCAACTTCAGGTACAGATACTTTTACCGGTGATGCTAGAGTTCTTGGTGTTAAAATATTCTTTACTACTGACGCAGCTAACGACGCATAAGGAATTTAGATATGAGAGACATTAAAAATAAACTTACTTCAGGTAAGAACACATCAAATATACAAACCAGAAAAGGTAAATCTTTTGGTTATCAAGTCTTAGGATTTGGTGCTGGAGGTTCTGTTACAATTTTAGAATTAGATTATTTAGTTATTGCTGGAGGAGGATCCGGAGGTCAAGGAAATGCTTCAGGAGCTGGTGCAGGTGGATTTAGAACATCTTTTCCAGGTGGAACTAAAATGGAATTAGAATCTGGTACTGGATATGATATTACAATTGGTGCAGGAGGTGCTGGTTCTTCAGGAGGGTCTGGTGGTAATCTTTATACTAATGGTACAAAAGGAGTTAATTCTTCAGTTGGAGACGTTATTGTTTCTACTGGAGGTGGTGAAGGTAAAACAGACAGTCAAGCAGGTGCTACTGGAGGAAGTGGCGGCGGTGGCGGCGGTGGCGGCGGTGGCTCAGGCAAAGACGGTGGTGCTGGAAATGAAGGTGGTTTTTCTCCATCGGAAGGAAATGCCGGTGGTAAAGGTCACTCTGGTGGTGTAAACCCTGGAGGCGGTGGTGGTGGCGCAGGTGGCGCAGGTGGCGCTGCAGGTAATTCACCTACTTCAAACCAAGGTGGTAACGGTGGTAACGGTACAGCAAATTCAATAACAGGTGGTTCAGTTACAAGAGCTGGCGGTGGTGGCGGCGGTGGTCGTGGGCCAGGTTCTGCAGGTTCTGGAGGCCCAGGTGGCGGCGGAGCAGGAGACAATAATGGTGGACCAGGTACTGGTGGTGGAGCTGGTAGTACTAACACAGGTTCTGGAGGCGGAGCTGGTGGTCAAAGAAATGGACCTCCTTTGTATGGAGGAAAAGGAGCAGGTGGTTCTGGTCTTGTTGTTGTAAGAGGACCTAATTCTTTTACATATACAGTTGCTCCAGGAACAAATTCTCAAGCACCCTCAGGAAGTGATACTATTTGCACATTTACTGTAGATGGTACTTTAACGGTAGAAGAATAATATGGCATATTTTGCAGAAATAAATAACAGTAATGTTGTTATAAAAATAATTGTTGTTGGAAATGATATTTTAACTACTGACGGTCCTTTAGGTGAAAACGACATGCACGTTGACGGAGAAACTTATTGTATTAAAAAATATCCACACAGCAGTGGAATTTGGAAACAAACTTCTTATAACAATAATTTTAGAAAACAATATGCAGGTATAGGTTATATTTATGACGCTGAAAAAAACAAATTTATTTGTCCACAACCTTACAGTTCATGGACGTTAGATGCTAATGATAATTGGCAAGCTCCAATAACATATCCTACAATTGTACAACTTGTGGGAGAAGAAGAAATTGAACACGATATAAAATGGAAAGAATCTAGCCAACAATGGTATATGATTAATTACGAAACGGAAGTTGTACTAACTTGGAATCCCGAAACAACTTCTTGGTCTTAAATATATAGACAATATTTTTAAAATAATGTAAAAACATAACTATAAAGTTATGAAAATAATAGAAAGAAATCACTTTAAGTTTTTAAGTCCTTTTGATTTTAATGAGTTTGCTAAACTTATTGATCGAAATAATTATACAACTTTTTTAAATGGAAACTGGAGTCCTGATTATATATTTGACAATGCTGTTAGTATAAAAAATGTTGAAAACGATCCATGGTTTGTTCCTTTCTATAAATATTTAAATGATAGTTTAAATAAAAACCCAAACAATAATCTTAAAAAACCAGATATACATTTATTTGCTAATTTTTCATCTGGTGGAAAAAGTGTTTCTCATACAGACGACTATGATGTTTATATAATAGGGTTGTATGGCAGAACCTTATATAGAAATGAAACAGAAGAAATATTTGTAGGGCCAGGAGATGTGTTAGAAATAAAAGCTAAAGAAGAACATAGAGCTATAGGTGTCACACCAAGAATAGTTG